GAAGAAAAATTCCAGTTGATTCTGTAATTAATATAATTAATATTTGTGTTGATATTGGTAATGTTGAATCTGAGCCGCCAAGATATGCAGAAAACATGCAAATAAATACAACCGTCGAATTATTAGATGCTCTATCTGATCTGTGAAAAAATCAATGTTAAATCTATTTGGCAATAATTAGCAATAATTAGGAATAATGTTAGGTAATAATACAATATATTATCGTTAATCTATGACTTATTTTATTGAGCAAAAGAGGGATATAAATGCCAAACTTTCCTGGAGCGACTAACGCACTTCCAGGCGTCTATAGCGAGGTTGTCACTAATTCACGGGGCGTTGCTGTACCTGGCGGAGTTAGACTTACGGCTATTCTTGGAGAAGGCGCTCGTGAAGAAGTATTAATATCCGCAGCTGTTGGCGGTGGCAATGATGGTTTAAATCCTGCTTACTCATCCACAAACAACAGTGATGGTAGGCACTTTTTATTAAGTTTTGTGCCTGTTGTCTCGAATAGAACAACTCTTTTTAAGAATGGAATTCCTCTCGTAGGTTTAGAGCAGGTATTTACGCCTTCAAGTCCTGGATTTAGCTCCTCTTTTGATTATAGAATTGATATTAGTAATGGTCGTATTGAACTCCAAACAGCATCATTAGTTGATCAGGGCGGCTCCTTTTATAAGCCAAATGCTATCAATGTTGGTAATGGCACTATAAATGGCCTTACGTTAATTGATTTAAACGCTCCTACAGAAACGTGGACTGTTCGCTGCACATCTGTTCGTAGAGATGGTTATGGAAATCCAATTGATGGATATGCTAAGTTTATAGCAACTGGCTCTGTAAGTGGCAATATTCTTGATGACAATGGAAATCAGGTAGTTTGGGAGTCGAATGGCGTTGTAAATGATAATACGATTTTACAATTTTCAATAACAGAAGGTTCAAGTGCCTTTATTGAGGGTGATGTATTTACTATTGAGGTTCAGAGCGGAGCATTGCAGGCAGGTGACTCTCTCGTAGCTACTTATATTTCTGAAGCAGAATTAAATGACCCTCAATTCTTTAGTGATATTGATTTATTAGCTCAAAAGCACGGTCAGGCTAGTCTGGCAAATCGGCTAACTCTTGGCGCGCAATTGGCTTTTGCAAATGGGCCGCCAGGTGTTTGGGCGCTTCAGTGTGCTCCTAGCTTGCCGAGAAGAGTTTCATATTTATTAGAGGAATCGGCATCAGGTGGTGCTACGGCGGATGATCTTTCGTTCCCCTTACCTTTGAATGTAACGCCTGACACAGGATCAAATATAAATTTCTTTGTGACGGATCCTATCACAGAGACAGAGACACAAATTGTACCTAATAAGGTTGCATTTTATGATCCTGCGATTACAGCAGATCCTAATAGCTTTCACTTTGGTCCAGCCTACACTTATTCTTACACAGTCATCTTAAAGGATTCTGTTCAAAAACAAGGAGATGATGGCGCGTTAGTAGTGGGCGTACCAACCACTACAGCTGAGCTGAGCAGTGATACAGTTCTATTTACATTAGATGACTTAAGTCCAACCAGAAGTGTAAAGATACTGTCACCAGCTGCAAATGCTGGGACATATTCTATTTCCGCAGTGACTGATGGGAAGGCTACAATTGTTGGTCTTGTGCCATTCACCGCTGAGACTGGCATTGAGTTTGAAGTTATTGATAGCTCAGATCAAAGCTCTGTAATTTTGTTTACAGATGACTTAGCGCTAAGCGCCGGGGAATCACTTCGAGCTACGGTTGTTGACACTAAGGATGCAGATTTCTTTGACCCAGGTTGGCAGGCAGGCTTAGAGGCCTTAGAGAAGATTGATTGTGATATCGTAGTCCCACTTCCTTCTCAGACAATAAGTGCTATTTTCCAAGCTGCAAGAATTCATTGCGAAACCATGAGTAATATCAAGAATCGCAAAGAAAGGGTCTTGTTTATTGGAGCAATTGCAGGTCTCACGCCTGAAAATGTTACTGGAGCGGAGCCCGCCGCCGTTGAAGACTTGGGTGTTCTAGAGGGCATTCAAGGCGATGATGTTACTGAGGTTTTGGCTGGTAACATTGAAGACTTAACAGATTATGGCATTCCAGATAATTATGGCAACACCTTCAGAGTGGTTTATTTTTACCCAGATGAAGTTGTTGTTCAAATTGGAGCTGATAGAGTGAAGGTTGACGGTTTTTTCCAAGCCGCAGCGGCTGGAGGCTTCTTGTCAGGCATTCCGCTTGTGTCAGTACCTCTTACCAACAAGGTCTTGACAGGCTTCTCAATCTTACGAGACAAGCTTTACAGACCAATTACTTTGGAAAACTTGGCAGTAGCAGGTGCGACGGTACTTCAGCCGGTCGCAGGCGGCGGCCGAGTTATTTGGGGAAAGACCACAACCCAAAGTGGATTCCCAGAGGAGGAGGAGATAAGCATTGTCTTCATTAGAGATAGAGTCTCTAAGAGCATGAGAGCTGCTTTTACTGGCTTTATTGGTACTGCCGAAGATGAGACAACACAGGGCTCCTTGATGGCTCGTGCGAATAATGTGGTAACGAGCTTTATCTCCGCGAAACTAATTACAGACTTCAGAGATTTGAAGGTTGTTCGGGATGAGGTTGAGCCTCGTCAATGGAATATAACTGTAGCAATTCAGCCAGTTTACCCAGTTAACTGGATTTATATTAAGGTAAGCATAGGTTTGCTCTAATTTATTGAGGAATAATATATGGCATCAGCTCGTAATACAAAAACCGCTTTCGATGACGCGCAAGGTAATAATAGAACGGCGACTCATTTATCAACTAACATCATAATTAAGGTTGGCGGTGGTAATATTGTTGGTGCCGTGCAAAGTTTACAGGTCAATGAAACTAGGACGATTGCGCCTATCGCAGAGGTAGGGACAGACGGCCTCATTGACAGTGCCCCTCAGTCAAGTACAACAATAGCTGGAAGTTGCAATAGAACACGCTTTGATAAGCAACGTATTTTGGAGGCATTTGATCGTGGATACGTTCATGTTCACGCTCAAAGAATACCTTTTGACATTGAAATACATGATATTTTTGCTGATTCTGATGAGAATAACGCAATTATCACAACAATTAAAAATGTTTGGGTCAATAGTGTAAGTTACACCTACAGCGCGGAAAGTTTTATTATCGCTGAAACGATGGGTTGGCAGGCAGAGTCCATCTACAGTATTATTGCTTCTACAAATGGTAACGTAGTAAGCGCGGCTGGAAATGGCAATGGCGGTCCTGTCTTTGTTAATCCTTTTGAAAGAGAGGCTGACCGAGGTAAGTATCGCGGCGCCCTTGATGCCGCTGGCCTCTTAAATGCCTTTATTGACGGATAATATTTTATAAAATTCGATACTTTAAATATCCGCACCAAATTATCTTGGTGCGGATATTTTGTTATATACTATAGCAATAAAGATTATAATTTATAATTTTTATTGTTCATATTTTTAATACAAGAAGGTGAAAAATGGCAGAGATAGAAAGTCCCATTGGTAAGACAACTTTTTCTTCAGGCCCCCAGAATCAAAAGGTTTTTACAGTAGAAGATAGCTCAGGTCAGGCGCAAGGTCCCGGCCCCCAAGCTGCATCAGTTTCGCCCGGTGAGCAGGTTGATTATGAGGCATTGCGAAGGCGAAAGATTGAGGAATTACGAGCGGCACAAAACATTTCTTTTAATTCGAAGCAACGGGTGGAAATTCTAACTGGAATAGGTAGAAATACAAAAGATTTCTCCTTTGAGAATGTCCAGTTTTCCCTTAGAACTCTCAAATCTCGGGAGTTAAGGCAGGTGTTATTGGATGTGTCTCATCTTCAAGATGTCACCCTTACTTTTGAGTTAAGGGCTAATACTTTGGCGCGCTCTCTTTATCTTATCGACGGGCATGATATTAATGATGTAATCGGAAGCTCATCAATGAAGGATAAGGTTAATTTTATTCATGAGTTAGAAGAGAATGTTGTTGATATTTTATATAAACAATACTTGCTTTTGGTTGAGGAAACTGAGGAAAAATATGGTTTGAAAGATAATTCCTCCAAAGAGGAAGTTGCAGAAGCGGTAGATTCTGTAAAAAAATAATAAAGGATCCAGATCATAGATTTCTGTGGTTCTTATGTAAGACCTTTTCAAAGCTTCCTAATGATCCATGGATAGAAGATCTAGATCCTTTAATGAAATTATGGATGTATGAAAGTTGGAAGCAAGATTATGTGGAGAAGAATGAATCGGAGCGTTATTTTGCCATTTTAAATGGAGCTTTTTCTAATCATGAAATGGCTCAGAAAATGATTGATGATGAAAATCCTGATTATTCATCTTCAGATACAGATTTTGAAGCTTCAACTCAAATGATGATGAATGATATCGAGAAACAAAAAGAAAGAGAAAGATCGAAGCCCAGAAGACGAAGAAGACGAAAAAAGTAAAATATTAACAAAGAAAATATTAAAGCTATATTATGGCAGATCTAAATTTAAAAGAAATACAGCGTCAAATTGACGAGATAAAAAAGTCGCTTGGCCAGTTAGGCGATAATGATTTTGCTAATAAGCTTATGGCTCAACTTTCTAACCTTGGAAAGTCTTTTGTGGCGGCTGGAAGTAAAGCTCGGATAGCAAAAGATCACTTGGCAAAGCTAGCTGACATCAAAATCTCTCCAGAGCTTTCGAATTCACTAAAAAACCTTGGCAAGAAAGTTGGGGAAGTCATGGCTGCTCAAAGGCTTGGCCTGTTGGGGGTAGGTAAAGAGCTTAAAAATCTTGGAGGGGGCTGGTCATCGGTTGGTAACGAATTTGCCTCTGCGGAAACAAGCTTTAAACAATTTGATAAGGCACTTAAGTTACTTCCTGAAAGCTTAAGAAAAACCTTTGACGGAAAGATACTTGAAGGCATTAAAAAACTTGGCGAAGACACTGCCAAGGCAGCTGATCAGTTCAATAATTTGGAAGCTAGCTTCATGCAAAGAGCCGCTGCGGCAGGGCAATTTTCCATGATGCTTGAAGGCATGGGTAGCAGTATAGACAATCTTGGAAATACGACATTAGGTTATATTGGAAATCTTAAAGCGCTGGCAAATGAAAGCGGTCTAACTATAGGTCAAGTTGCAAAGTTTGAAGATTCATTAAAAGAACTTCCCGATAGGCTTGATACTTTTAGCACGAAAGTTGCAGGTCCGGGTGGTGTCGGAGCAAAAATGTCAATGTTTGCCGCAAGAGTCCGTTTGGCCGCAGGCACAGGTCAAAGTCTATCAAAAGTTATACAATTGCAAACACAAGCTTTTGACAATCTTGGTATAAAAGGTGAAGGGGCTCTTAAGTTTATTTCTAATATGAGCGTCGCGGCTGACAAATTAGGACTTCCGTTAAGGACAGTGCAAGAATATACAAATTCAGCTGCTGATAGTTTTAAGTTTTTTGGAGACAATACAAAAGGGGTCTTAGGAATACTTGGTCGTTTTAGCGATGCATTGAAAGGCTCTAATATTGGACCCAGAGCAATTTCACAATTAGTACAGGGTGTTACACGTAATATATCTCAAATGACTATAGCGCAAAGGGCATTTACTTCGGGTATGGCCGGTGGAGTGGGAGGCCTGCGGGGTGCTTTTAAAATGAGCTTAGCCCTGGAGAAGGGGGACCTTGGCGCTGTATTTCAGGATGTAGAGAAATCTTTAAGAAGGCAATTTGGGCGAAGAATTGTTGGCCTGGAAGAAGCGGCTGCAACAGAGGGAGGTGCAAGGCAGTATACAAAACAGCTACAGCTCCTAACTCAGGGTCCAAACGCAATTGCTCAAAATGAGCGTCAAGCTCAATTAATCATTAGAGCTTTGCAGCAACAGGATCCAGGGGAGTTTGCTAAAATTTTAAAACAAGAAGATAAAAATTTGGCAGACAAAGTTGATCTTGGAACAAAGATACAAGAAAGGCATTCCAGTCAATTTAATTCAATGATAAATGAGCTGGAATTAATTAAAGTTTCCACTTCAAAAACAGCCGCCGAGTTGGCTAGAGAAGTTCTTCCAGGCAGAGCGGAAAGGATGAAAGAAACTCGTGAAGATGCATTTGCACAAGTCGAAGGCACCTCTCCGCGCAGATCTGCTCTACAGGTATTTAGAAGTTATTCAGTGGCAACCGTGTCATCAACAAAGAAGTTGAAAGAGTTTGCGAAAAGCTTGGGAACGGCAATTATGGCGCTCAAAAAGAAAATTGAACCCGCCGACGAAAAACAGGAGCCTGCAAAAGAAGGAAGAGTAAAGGAAGTTCCAGCTGCAACCGGCAGACCCAAACTTGGTGCAGTAGTTCCACAAGCAGCATCCATAACTCCTGGGCGAAGAACCACAACAGAGCCGCAGGCACCTCCGGCGGCCAGACAAGATACAAGAGAGCTTCGATTAAATATTACATGTGAAACTTGCGGTGACGCCATAGCACAAAAAGCAATTAAAAATTATGCAGATAGAAGACGCAAGATAGATTCTGGGTTATTATAAGGATAAAAAATGCCAATTCAACCAAAACAATCAAATGACTTTTTTGATATAGCCGGTCAATTTTTAGAAGGCAATTCCTTCGCCTCTCCAGCTGTGCCTTCAAGTAGTGGTTTGGGAACAAGACAGGGAAGGATAAGAAATAATCGCCCAGCTTATAGCGTAAGAAATATGGTTCGTTGGCTGATTCCCGACGGACCCATCGTAGAGATGTATATTAACCCTCAATCGATACGATATAATTATAGAAAAGATATACCTGGAGCCACAAAGACGAAGGGTGGTTATATATTACAATATTGGGGCGAGCAGTTAACAACATTAGCTATTGAAGGCACTACGGGTTCATCCGGCATTGAGGGTATAAATGTATTGTACGACGTTTACAGGAACGAACAAGCTGCGTTTGATCCCTATGCCCTCTATTTAGCTGCGGAAAATGAAAGAAATCAGTTTAGTAATGGTGTTTTTGGGATTGGAGACGCCCTTGAGGAGTCGCAGCCTTTCCTTGCAACTTTACTTGGGGCTGAGACTCCAGGCCCACACAGAGCATCTCAGGCACCTTCATTAGCGGCATTGGCATTTACAGTAGAGATGTACTGGAGTGGAGAGGTATACCGTGGATACTTTAATGATTTTACCGTAACAGAGTCTGCGGGCAGAATTGGCTTATTTAATTATAGTATTAATTTTACAGTAACTCAAAAGCGCGGATTTCGTCAGAACTTTTTTCCATGGCATCGTAGTGCGGTTTCTGGACCTAGCAATTCAGATCCCGAATTAGGCACCCCTTATAGCTTTGG